GGATGACTTAGAATATGATGAAAATTTTGAAGAAGAAGGCGATTATGTAGATGATGATGGCAATTATTACCCAGCTGAAAAGAGATTTGGATGTTTAGATGAGAGAGGAATGCCTGAAGGAAGAATTTTAAAGAGAAAATGTATAGACCCTCAATTATATAAAGATTTCATAGTCAACTTAGCAGATACCAAAGATAGATTTGTATGTCCTATGTTTCCAGAGTTAAATGCAAACACATCCTATGAAGAATTTTGTGCTAGAATCCCCTGTTATTGTGAAGGTCCAATGACTTATGCCCACACTTTGAATGATCCTTTAAGAGATGAAAAAGCAGTTTTTTATGGACAGTGCCCAAGAATCCAAATCATAGCCAGTTTAAGACAATTATTACCCCAAAATGAACCAAATCCTAAATTAAAAAGAGAATTAGAAAATTATATGGAAAATTTATTTTTAGAAAGAGACATAGACCATTTAATAGAGAAACATTTCAGCAAAATTGATTACAACAGATGGTTACAAAGATTGAAACCAAATTATAGAAAAAGAATAATAAATTACCTAGAAAAAATAGAAGATTGGTATAATATAGAAGAACCAAACATTGTTAACGGAGTTATCAAAGAAGAAGCACAAACAGTTAAAGACAAAGCAAGAATGATAGGAAGTCCTACAATATTACATAAAATACTAATGGGTCCAATAGAATCAAATTTTGAAAATCTATTCAAAGAATTATTTCCTGACTTTTGGGGTGTTGGAGAATCTCTTTTAACTAAAGAATATGAAATAAATGAATTAATACAAAAATATTCAGCTGATAAAGCATTAACATTAGATATATCAGGATTAGATCAGTCTCATAATAAAACAGCTAAAATGTTCTGGGTAAAAATAGTAGACAAAATATGTAATTTTTTAGAAGAAAAAAACAATTCAGCTTTCAATCCCAAATACATAAGAAAAATGCTTTTAAAAGACAAAACAATAATATTATGTAAAGATTCAAAAAATAGAAAGAACTTAGTATGTGCAGCAGAATTAAAAAATAAGATGGCAAGTGGGCAAGGTTATACAACAGTATTAAATACCAGTATGATGTGTTTTTTATGCGAGTTCATTAGATACAAATTTTCTTTAAACTTATCAGGTAAGATTTCAGGAGATGACTGTGCTCTTTTAACATCAAATGATCAGAAACAATTATCAGATGCTTTTGGCTATGTTTTCAGTAAAAAAGGAGCAAATAATCAAGGAGGAGCAGGACTTGTTATGAAGTATTTCAGATTCGGACCTTTGTACACAATGTCGCCTTGTAGTTTAATGTGTTTTCATTGCCCTTATCATGGATATAAATTCTTAAGAATGTATGACAGATACCTTCAGAATTTCTTTTATAGTCAAAGAATGTTAAATATTCCAGCCCATTTAAGAAAATGTTTTTTCAATATGGTTTGTATTGGTGAACAATTTTGGTCTAAGAATTACAGTGCTTTTGATATAATCAATGAGAAAAAACAAGTAAATAAAAAAGAATTAGCAGAATTAATAGAATATTTAAATTCAACAGCAAAAACTAGTACTAAAGGGTTAGAAAAAATAGAAGAAAAAGCAAAAGAATTATTTTTAAATAGAGGATTTATTTTAGAAGGAGATTTCTGGGACAGCACCACCTATGCACTTAAAAAAGAGTTAAATTTTATTAGACAAGAAGACAAACATGAAGCAAAGAGATTAGAATCAGGAGAATGTTGTAATATTTATTTAAACATTAGATTGGCAGAAATAGATCCAGGGTTTAGCTACTTAGAATATAATAATTTTGAAGAAGCATGTCAAAACTACCAAGCTAAATTAGATAAACTAAACAAGAAAGTAAATTTTCAATATAAAGAAATAGAAGAATATGATTTACCAACCTATGAACAATTACAGGACATCAGAAAAAGTGGAAATGGACTATGGCAACATCATTTGATAGATTATGGTTTTATTTTAGATCAAGCATGGAGAAAATATTTGATAAACTTCCAGGTTATAAGTGCAAACATAAATAAGTTTAAAAAATTTTTATCATAAACAAAAAATAAGATAAAATAAAATAAAAATAAAAATAAAAATATAAACAGTTAAAAGCTTTAATCAACAAGGCTTTATGCTGATAATCGTTTGTGGTCAACGTTAAACCACATTAAGGGTGGATGGTGAGTGGATAGTTAATTATGAACCCTAACCAGGTCCGTACTACATGAGAATTCAACTAGGCTTTAATGCTCGGATGGAACTTCATAAGGTAATAAGAGTCCTTTGCATGGCAAGACAAAATCATAAGGCCGCCTTAACCAAAGTCATAGAACAGGTTTAATTATGAGAGGCAAATAAAATAAAATCGCCTACCGTAGAGAGCAGAATTTTTACAGGAGTATACCTCAGCGCACCTTAGGTGACGGTAGAAGGCTAGTTTCCATCAAGTAATTCACTTACTAGTTACTGTTGTTTATTATTGTTGTTGTTCCGTTATTTTTTAGAGCGATTGCTCCTCCAATCATTGCTTCATTAGCTATGAAATCTGAATTGGATATTATTGTAGTACCATTGGAGTTAACGTTTACTGTTCCACTACTCATGTCTCCATAGTTTGGTAGTCCATTATGATAGAAATAAGACTCATCTATTATGAAGTTTACT